AGACTGCGTACCCGGTGCGTTAGCACAATTAAAAAATCTCTCTGAACAAGCTGACAGTGAGTCAGTTAAATTGGGCGCAATCAAAGACATCCTTGACAGGGCTGGACTAAAGCCAACAGACAAGGTTGAACAGAAGATTTCCCATGTTGAAACGGCTTCTACTGACGAACTTAAAAGAGAACTTGAGGCGCTTATAGGTACTTCTGATCCAGAAGAAATACCAGAGATGTTAAACTAATGCCATATGGTGACCCAAGGGCAAGAAAAGCAAGGCCACCTCACGGTTTTAGGTCTCCGGGGTATGTGGAAAACTTACCAGTTAGACAACTTCCACCCACAGATTACAGGAAAATTATGAGATATGCACCTCAAGGTATTATGACATTTTTGGGTGGTCAGCTTGGAGGATTAGGAGGAGCATTGACCGGATATAGCGCCTCCCCAATGATACTTCAACTTATGAGACAGTATGGATTTCTAAATCAGTAATGCAAGTACATTCAAGAGCCGATCTTGAAAAAGCAGTTACAGTAGCCAAGGAATTAAGGCAAAGAGAACGCTTTAACAAAATGGACTATTATGACCCCTATCCTTATCAGGAAGCGTTTCACGCTACAGGGGCAAACGCCAACCAACGCCTACTCATGGCGGCTAACAGAATTGGAAAAAGTTACTGTGGTTCGGCGGAATTAGCCTATCATTTGACAGGCTTATATCCAAAGTGGTGGAAGGGGCGGAGATTTCGTCAACCCATAATTGCGTGGGCGGGGGGTGTTTCTAATGAAACCACTAGAGATATTGTTCAATATGAACTTCTAGGCTCCCCCGATGACCCAGAGGCGTTCGGCTCTGGAACCATCCCTAGAAGTTGTATTATTAAAACCGAGAGGAAGCCCGGTGTTCCCAATGCTAAGAGTGTTGCCCTCATAAAGCACATTACCGGCGGCAACTCTTCTCTGTTCTTTAAGGCTTATGAAATGGGGGTTGAGAAATGGCAAGGTCGTTCAGTTGATTGTATATGGTTGGATGAAGAACCATCAAGAGATATCTACTCTCAAGCAGTAACCAGAACATTAGATAGACGGGGAATGGTTTATATGACATTTACCCCGGAACAGGGAATGACCCAGACTGTTGCGTCTTTTGTAAATAACCTTCAAGCTGGACAGAGTTTAAACAATGCTACATGGGATGATGCCTCAGAGAAGGTAAAGAGTGTAGTCAATAATCAGAGAGGGCATTTAAATGAGGCCGTAATGGAACAGATTCTTGCCTCTTATTCTCCCCATGAAAGGGAAATGAGAAGGTATGGAAGACCATCAATTGGTTCAGGATTGGTCTTTCCGGTCATGGAAGAGAAATTGAGTGTAGACCCATTTCCAATTCCAGAACATTGGCCAAGAATATGCGGAATAGATTTTGGATTTGACCACCCGACTGCCCTTGTATGGGTAGCTTGGGATCGGGATGAAGACGAGATTTATATATATGATTGTTACCGTCAATCCAAAGCAGCACCATCAGTCCATGCCGCCGCGATCAGGAGTAGGCCGGGGTTTATTCCGATAGCGTGGCCGCATGACGGGCATCGCAAAGATGCAATGGGGAACCCCGGATTGGCGGAACAATACCGCAATATGGGCTGCAATATGCTTCCATGGCATTTTGAAAATCCACCGGCAATAGGAGAAAAGAAAGGTGGGAATTCTATAGAGGTTGGAATCATGGATATATTTCAGAGAATGGAAAATGAAAAGTTTCATGTTTTTTCAACTTTAAATGAATGGTGGGAAGAATTCAGAATGTATCATAGAAAGGAAGGCAAAATAGTACCCCTATTTGATGACTTAATGTCTGCAACAAGATATGCAGTCATGTCTTCCAGATTTTCTGTTTCAGGTAAAGACAAAACTTGGACAGGCGATCTTGAGTACAAGAACTATGGGATAGTCTGATGGCCTTTTCAGTAAGAGATGTTCTTCCAGAAGACGAAGAAAGAACAAATAAGTTAGAGCAGATATTCAAGTATTTAACGCAATATGGACAAAGATGGCGTTCAAATGCTATTGACACTCTAAGTGAATATTCTAGAGAGCCGGGAAAATTTCAGGGTGTTCCTATTGGCCCAATGGCCTCTGGTGCATTAACTGCATATAATATTGCATCTGAACCATTTTTAAGTGATGTTCAAGAAAGGCTTGCTAAATCTCTTTATGAGAACAGTCTTGCAATGCACAAGACCTTTAGCAATTTTGACCAGCCAACTATGTTGAGTGAGCCAACCATGGAAGATGCTCGCCAACAGGCTGCCATCCTTATGATGGCTGGTGTAAGAAGGCCAAGATTATATGGAAAGGGTAAGGGAAAAAGAGGAAGACCAACCAAGGCTGACGCATCAAGACAACTTGAAGATTTAGAGGAGTCAAGAAGGCTCCAGAGAATAGAAACAAGACAGGCCGAGGTAATGATTCCCCCAAGTGGACAGTTGGTTACCACTGAAGATCAGCCAAAAAATCCCGTAGACTTTATGATTGAGGATTTTGAGGCCAAAGTAGTTGCTTTAGAAGATTATTTTGATTCCATAAAGCAAAAATCTTTTGAGCCTGACAAAGCTTGGAATGAGCAAAAAGGGCAGAGCGAGACAATTCCCAAAGGGGTTATTGATCCCCATGCTCAAGCCCCAAGACCTGTGTATGATTATAGGATGCAGTCAGAACAGGCTCTTGCTGACTGGAGTTCTAGAAGGTCTGGGCTTCCGACAGAGAATATAGGGCCGTTCAAGTGGAGGCAGATGTATGCCAACCCAGATTTTCAGTTCGACCATGAAGCTAGTGCATTAGCAGAAAGAAGTAATGACGCTCTTTGGAATAGGTTTGAGAGAGTTGGGAAAGTAACAAAAGGCGGGAAAGATATATTAGCAGAACTTAAAAACACAAAAAGAGTTCTTGCTGAAACTGGTAATCTAACTTGGATGGGGAAGGCTATAGATGGCCCAACCCTAGAGTCAATTATTGAGGGTATTCATGGGGAAATAGAATCTACCATGAATCAGGTTTTTGAACAAGATGCTAAAGACAAGAAGCAACTTCAATTTGAATCTTTAGAGAGGTCTCGCGGAAAAGAGTTAGGGGAAGAATACTTCCCAGAGGTATTAAAATCTAATTACGCAAAAGCTTTAGAGGTTTTAGAGGGAACCAAACCGCTAACCGAGGAATATTTAGCAACAGCCTCTGAAAGAGGCATAAGGCAAACTAAGAGGCGTAAAGCGGAGGTAGCTTTAGAAGAGGCGCGAGAACTTCTCCAAGCCTTTGAATCTGGTGGCGAAAAAGGATTAAGAGAATTTTTAGGTTACCCTTATGTTGATAGACCCGGTGTAGAGCAAACATCCGCTAAAGAGGGAAGTTATTTAAAGCTGGACGAAATAACCCAAAAGGGGTTGTATTCTATAGGGTTTGAACCGGAGCATTTTGACGCGGAAGGAGAATTAACTCCATCTGGTAAAAAACGCCTGACAGAGTGGAGAAGAGAGTCTTCTGAACCAGAAGGTCAGGAACTTGCTGTAGTCCGTAAACCAACAGGAATAGAAACAGGGCATCTTGGCAGGGAAGAATACTACGACCGAGGAACCATGGAAAATTGGCGCATGATGGAAAAAATGACGCCACCTGAAGTCAGGTCTTATTTGCTTGAGCAAGCTAAGTTTAGAACTGACAAGTTAAATCGTCAACTGGGCGACCCCTTTAGAAATTATATGAAGGGTATGAAGGAGTGGGGTTTTACCGCGCCAGAATACCAAGACCCGCTTTCAAAGCAAAAGAAGACTTTGTACTCCGACAAGATGAACGCTTATCAGGAAGTGCGGGAAGTATACAATCATATAACAGACTTGCTGTATCAAAAGCAAGATTCTATTGATATGTCAACTCCAGAAGGTAGATATGAATCTGCTAAACTCGCGTCAGAAGCCTTAGACAGGATTAATGATAATGCTGAATATATTTCTTCATTAGCTAGTGAACCGCAACCACTCAGGGGTTCATCGTCAGGTCAATTATGGAGAGATGATAAAGGAAGAAGCAAGAAATTATTGTTGCAAGATGGGGAAGATGGCCACAGTGTAATAGAGCCTCTGGAAAAAGCGTTTGCACCCCCAAGAGAGAGGAATGTGTACTTATCTGACCAACATATGTACGCAGATACTATTTCCCTCCCAGACCATGACGCGAATAAATTATTTGAATATGTTAGAGAAGAGGTGGGTGCGCCGTCTGGTTTTGCTGGTGGTCAGGGTAGAAAGTTCCAAGATTGGCGAAAAGCCATGATAAAGGAAGCGGAATCAGTTCTTCTAAAACATAGCAACTATGAAGAAATTGCAGCACAATATCTAGCATTTTTAGAAGACCAAGAAAGCCCACCTCTTAGTATATATGACATACAATCAGATATGAAAAAGTTGGAAGACCTTGTTCGCGCAAAATTTAATATGACTGCTCAGTTTGAATTTATCCAAGCAGACAAATGGGGGAGAGATGATTTTGTTATGCCGGACTTTCCTAAATGGTATGACAGGCTTAGAAAAAGATATTACTAATGGCAAAAGAAAAAATTACTGAAGAAGATCTAGTGACTAGAATCAAGGGTGAGATTAATAACTCTCTTGGTTACATGGGCGATACTATCTCTAAGCAGAGAGAACAGGCCATGGAATATTACTATGGACTGCCCTTTGGAAATGAAGTAGAGGGTAGAAGCCAGTTTGTAGATTCAACTGTTCAGGACACTATAGAGTGGATTAAACTCC